ATGTTATTGACGACATTGTAAAATTTGGTGCAAATACTTATGTTTGTACTACAAACCATACTTCTTCTTCTTCAGAACAAGTATGGTATTCTGTAGATGCATCAAATTGGTCTTTACATACTGAAGGAGTACGAAATGTTGGTACTTATACTCCAGGGACTTTTTATAAAATTAACGATGTAGTTCTTGATGGTAATACACAGCGTAGAGTTACCGTAGGAATTTCTACTGCTGTTGGTATTGGGAGTACTAATAGTGTTCTTTATGTTTCTGGATTTAATGGTGAAGGAACCTATGATCCAGGAACGGTTTATCAAACTGGAGATGTTGTAATATTTAATGGTATTAGTTATGTAGCTATTACTACTACAACTTCTGGTGTTGTACCTCCTGTTGAGTTGGGAACAAAATGGAATGTTCTTGCTGATGGTATCAATGCTGCTGGAATTACTACCTATCAAGGAAATTCAATTTATTATAAAGGAGATTTAGTAAGACTTGGTGGAAATACATATAGACTTAACGCAACTACTGCACAGTATGTTAATCCTGCAATTGGATCTACCATTGGAATCGGATCTACTGTTGTTGGTGTTGCAGTAACTGCTTGGGATTTATATAATACTGGATTAAGATACGCTGGAACATATTCATCAATTACTCAATATTTTGCAAATGATGTTGTAGAATATTCTTCATCTGCATATGTTGGTATAGGTTCAACTTCATTCCAAGGAATTGTTCCTGGAACAGATTCTACTATTTGGGGTGCTTTAGCAATTGGAGATTCCAATGCCCTACTAACCACAAAAGGTGATATTTTAATTAGAGATTCTTCTGCCCCAGCCAGACTTGGAATTTCTACAGTTCCTTATAAGTCTCTTGGTGTAAGTACATCGGGTGTTCCACAATGGATGACCATTGGTGATTCTACTCGTATTTACTATGTTGACCCAGAACTTGGTTCTGATACTTATAATGGCAGTACACCTGATATGGCGTTCAGAACTCTGAAGTATGCCTGTGATAATGCTAGTGCCGTAACATCTATTACAAACTTTGTATATGATCCTCTAACTGGTATATCAACAATTACGGCTCCTTCACACGGAATTTTATATCCAAATATTACTATTAGACTTGAGGATATTGAATTTGAATGTTTAAGTGGTGGTAGAAGTTACAACGTTACTGGATTTACATATGATGCTACTTCTGGTATTGGTACTGTAACAGTTGGGGCTGCAGCAACAGGAATTTCTCCTGGTACAGTAGTTAGACTCAAAGACTTAGAATTTACTTGTCCTGGTGGATCTGGAATTACAACTACAATATTCCCAGATGGTACAAGAGCTCAAGGACCCAATTTCACGGTAACTTCTGTTAATAGTTCAACATCATTTGCAGTAAACGTTGGTGTTTCTACAATCAACCACATTTATGTAAGTGGTGGTAATGCATTTGTTGGATTTGATACCACAGTGTTCCCAAGAAATGTGGTTGAATCTTATTTTACAGTAAGTGAAATTGTAGATAATAATACTATTAAAGTTAATGCTGGATTATCTACAATTTATCACACTTATGTAAGTGGTGGTCACGTAATTAACCTTTCACCTGCAGTTGTTAAGTTATCTGCATCTGAATTTGCTGAGCAACTTCCAATTACTGTTCCTGCATTTACAAGCATCGTTGGATCTACTCTTAGAGCGTCTAAGATTCGTCCTGCTGCTGGTTTATCAACTGATGGTACTACTCCAAATAATCGCCAGACAATGTTTAGATTGTCTGATGCAACAACAATTCAAGGTCTGAATGTATCTGGTCTTGTTGGATTTAATTATGACGTTAACCGTCCTTATGAATTAGAAGCAAGTACAGTTAGAACTGGTGTTGGAACAACTGCTTGTGGTGTTTACTTTGCATTCAATCCAAGTTCACCAATTTTAAATAAATCACCTTACGTTAAGGATTGTACTTCATTTGGTGATCCAGATCCTAATGGTTATGGTGGTGCTGGCGTCGGTGTATTCATTGATGGAGGAGTGCATAATGAAGGTGCCAAGACAATGGTATTCGATGCATATACCAATGTTCTGAGTGATGGTGCTGGATTCATTCTTGATAGAGATGCTGGTGCAGAAATTGTATCTTGCTTTACTTATTATTGTAGATGGGGTTACTATTCTGGTGGTGGATCTAGAATTCGTTCTGTCGCTGGTAACAACTCTTATGGTGATTATGGTGTTGTCTCTTCTGGATTCTCTACATCAGAAACTCCAAGAACTGGTAGAGTCTTTGGTGATAGAGCAGATACCGTTGTTGGAACTGTAAGTGGAACTATCGGCGTCGGTATGACAATGATTGGTGAAACCTCTGGTGCAAGAGCAACCTTCATTAATGATCAAACCAGTGCGGATAGAATTTACTTCAAGTATTGGCCTGGTTACGGTAGTGTATCTGCTGGAATTGGTACTACTTCTTTTGTTGATGGTGAATGGGTATCATTTATTGGTGCTGGTACTACTGGTGCTCTTAGAATCGCTACTGCTACTGGTTCAGTATCTGGACAAAAGGGTGTTATTATTGAACTTGATGAAGTTAATGGTAATAATTTACCATTAGTTGGTGATGCTATTGGATTTACTACAACTGGAATTGGTAGTGATAGAACTGGTGGAGAAGTAAGATATTACATTATTAATAATGTAACTGGATTTACTTCATCGTATACTCAGTACCGTGGTTCTAGTGGATTATCTTCAGTAACTTATAACAATAGAGTTACCATTACAATTTCTCCTGAAAAAGGTGGTGCTACTCCCGATACAAGATCTACTTTCCTGTCTGGTGTTGGTACTGCTTCTGGTGGTTCATTCGTAGACATTAGAACTAAGTTCTCTAATGCTCGTTTAACTGGTCACGACTTCTTATCTGTTGGTACTGGAAACAAAGCTGAAACAAATTATCCTAACGTCAATGAATCAAATGTTCAGCAGGGTAATGAAACAAATACATTTGGTCCAGGTAAAGTATTCTATGTATCTACTGACCAAGGTGGTAACTTCCGTGTAGGTGATCTCTTCTCGGTTAACCAGTTAACTGGTGCTGCAACTCTTGATGCTTCTGCATTCAACCTGTCTGGTCTTACAGAATTGAGACTCGGTTCTCTTGGTGGTCAGATTGGTGAAGCAATTAATGAATTCTCATCTGATGAGACAATGAGTGGTAATTCCAATACTGCTTGTCCTACTGAGTATGCAGTTCGTGGATATCTTACCAGAGATAAGATGGGTAGTGAGGCTATGGTTCCTCCTACAGGAACTACTGCTGAAAGACCTGGTGTTGGCAACTTAATTGAAGGTCAATTCCGTTACAACACTGATCTTAAAACTCCAGAATATTATGATGGAACTCAATGGATTCCTGCTGGTAGATGGGCAACTGTTGATATAACTTCAAACACTAACGCATCTATTTGGAGAACCTACTTCTGTAATACCAGTGGTGGTGCATTTACATTAACTCTTCCTGCTTCTCCAGTTAAGGGTGATGCGATCAGAGTATTTGACGTTGGTAATACCTTTGATACAAATAACTTAACAATTGGTAGAAATGGAAAACCAATCGGTGGCCTTGCTGAAAACATGACTATCTCAACAGAAGGTGCTGCGTTTGAATTGGTATTCTTTGATAATACACAAGGATGGAGAATCTTCACCGTCTAATAAAATGAGGGGACTAGTGATCTAGTCCCCTTTAGTATAAATATTAGTAATCCAAATATCAAAAATGGCATCATACGCAAGCTATAAAAAAGTAGTTGGAGATCAAGTACTCTCTACTTCCATTCCAGATTCTAAATTAGAATCTACAGCTTTTAAAAATTATACAGTCCAGTGGATTCGTGGATGTTTGGGTGTTTGTAGCCCTGGATGTTGCTGCTTATGGACAGTTCCAAGTGGCGTAAGACGAGTTACTTTTGAACTTTGGGGTTCTGGTGGAAATGGTGCTGGTGCTTGTTCTAATGGTCGCTGTCAGCACTATGCTGGAGCACAGGGAGGGTATTATAATATAAAAACAATTTCGGTATCTAGTGGGTGGACCTATACTATATGTGCTGGTGGTGTTTATCCATGTAATAGTATTGAATGTAATGGATGCGAAGGTTGCTCATCGTATATTACTGGATGTGGATTAAGTAACTTCTGTGCAATTGGTGGATGTGCTGGATGTGCCGATTCTAACTGGAACGTCCCATGTTTTTCCGATCAAGGTAGATGTTGCATGGCTCCTGGTGCATGGGGTGGTGATTTTGGAATGGGTAATCATAGAGGTGCATTTACTGGTGCTTGGAACTGTCACTGCTATAGACACATATTCTGTGCTTCTGGTGCCCCATTCTTAGGTGGAGCTAACGTTACTGGAGAATTAACAGAATGTTGGATTCGTTGTGGTTGCTGGAACGTTCCTTATGGTAGTGGTGGACAAAATGCTATGACCACATATTGTGGTGGTTGCTGTGGACAGGGAGGAACTGGTGGCCCTGGTGTTGTTAAAATTACATATTTCTAAGGAGTAGAATCAAATGGCATCTTATGCAAGTTACAAAAAAATAAACGGATCATCTTTTGTTGCTGGAACTCTAGATGAAACAAAATTTGATTCTACTGCTAGAAAGACTTTTGGTGTTAAATGGTTTTATGGTGATCCTGGAGCTTGTTCGCAGGGATGTTGCTGTCTTTGGACTGTTCCTTCTGGTGTAACTAAACTTTTTATTGAGCTTTGGGGAGCTGGTGGGTCTGGACATGGTGCATGTTCTTGTAGTAGATGTCACCACTATAGAGGTGCTGGTGGTGGAGCATATAACTCTAAAATGATTACTTCTGCCTCTGGATGTCAATATACTGTTTGTGCTGCAGGAAATGGTAACTGCTGCAGATTTGAATGTAGTGGATGTATTGGATGTGCTTCTTATACAACTGGATTTAATTTATCCAATTTTTGTGCTGTTGGTGGATCTCCTGGATGTGCAAACACTGATTGGGCAACTCCTTGTAACTCTGTCTGGGATTGTTGTTTGCAAGGTGAAAACAATGGTGGTGACTTTGGATACATGAACCATGCTGGTGCTTTTGGTGGTGTTGAATGGTGGTTTGGTGTTGGATTCTGCCATTGTCATCATCAACAAACTCAACCAACTTCTGCTCCTTTAATTGGAACAACTGTTCAACAGTCAATTAACTACTGTTGGATGCGTTGTGGTTGTTGGACTGTTCCTTATGGTCATGGTGGACAGGGGGCTATGACTTCCTATTGTGGAAGCAGTTGCTGTGGGCAAGGTGGTATGGGTGGTCCTGGTCTTGTTAAAATTACATATTTCTAAGGAGTAGAATCAAATGGCATCTTATGCAAGTTACAAAAAAATAAATTCCTCTGATGGCATAGTTGATGGTACTATTCCATCAACTGCTGTTGGTGGAAATGCCTTTGCAACATGGGAAGTTAAGTGGTTTTATGGGCAACCTTGTTTTTGTTCTACTGGTTGCTGTTGCCTTTGGACTGTTCCGAATGGTGTATTTAAGGCATTTATTGAACTCTGGGGTGCTGGTGGAAATGGACACGGGGCATGTACAACTAGTAGATGTCAACACTTTGCGGGAGCACAAGGAGGATATTATAATTCAAAAATGATTAATGTATGTCCTGGATGGACATATACAGTCTGTGCTGCTGGTGTGTATCCTTGTTTGTCTAACGAATGTTTGGGTTGTTGTGGATGCTCATCGTATATGACTGGATGTGGATTGAGCAACTTCTGTGCATTGGGTGGAATTACTGGGTGTGCAAATGGTAGTTGGAATGAAGGATGCTTCTCAGATCAAGGTGCCTGCTGTATGGCTCCTGGTGCATGGGGTGGTGATTTTGGACTGGGTAATCATAGAGGGGCATTCTTTATTCATGGATCTCAATGTCATTGCCATTGTAAGGGTGCTACACCAACTCCAGCTCCATTTATTGGTACACAAGTTCAACAAAATGTTCATGAATGTTGGATGCGTTGTGCGTGTTGGACTGTTCCTTATGGTCATGGTGGACAAGGTGCAATGGGAACCGTTTGTGGTGGTGGATCTTGTTGTGGTCAAGGTGGAACTGGTGGTCCTGGACTTGTTAAAATTAGCTTCTTATAATATATAAATATAATTAAAGCAAAAATTATCAATTTATACTCATAAACTCATGGCACAAATTTCAGTAGAATTTGAATTTCCAGAATTCAATGATTATCTAGTAGATCATTCTTTTAGTGAAGGAAAAACACGTAAATATACTTATCATGGACCAGATAAAATTTATCTCCAAATTGGAGAAGATGGTACTGAAAAATATGGTCCATTAACTGAAGAAGACATTGCTGATGGTAGACCAATTCCTGCTGATGTTGTTGAATGGTATGAAGTTGATTGTACAGAAAATCCTCTTGTATGTCATTTAAGAGGACCAATTGTAAATGAATTTCAGGAAGATTATACTGGAGAAAAATTCCATCCTGGATCACCTGAAATAGAAGGATATGATAGATATTCTTATCCAACACCTCTTAAGCCAGAGGACGTTTTTGATAAGTGGAATGTTAAAGTTACAGATGGTAATGTAGAATTAACTACATATACAGTTTCTGAAAAACTTCATGGCAAACCTGAAAACTTAACATGGGGTGATATTAGAAATCATAGAGATATGATGCTTGGACTTAGTGATGGTCAAATTGCTGAAGATATGCCACAATCATTGAAAGATGAATGGATGGAATATCGTCAAAAATTAAGAGATCTTCCTACTGTAATGGAAAATGCGGGGGTTGATCCAAATATTGCTTACTATATGTTCCCATTACAACCAAAAGCTGCTAATATTGCTGGAAGAGATTCCTGAGTTATAATTTATGAGTGAATATACATTATATAATTTTGATTATGTTAAAGAAAATCAAATAGAAATAATAAAAGAACTGAAGACATCTCAAGATAATTTAGTTAAATATGGAGTTTTCGATACAACGAAAGCTTATATTTACTATAATATCTTTGGGGTGTCTTCTCCTTCTAAGCATATGTATAGAGTTTATTCCAAAGTTAGGGATATTGTAAGAGAACAACTTCCAGATCAAATGATTTGGATTCAGTCTTGGTTAAACTATCAAAGTTATAATGAAGTTTTACCTTGGCATAATCATACTTCAAGTTGGCATGGGTACATATCAATAGAACCTCAAGATACTGTAACTGAATTTGAGAATTGGTCCATCGAAAATGAATGTGGAAATATTTACTTTGGTCCTGGTGGATATTTACATCGTGTAGTTAATAAGTCAAATTATAAAGGAAAGAGAATTACGATAGGTTTTGACATTATTTTAGAAGAAGATTATAATGGCATTATACTACCTACAGAAAATTTTGGTGCAATCCCATTACTATAATGTTTGAAGTTAATAGTGAATTAAAAGTAAAAATAGAAAAAGTAAAAGATATTACTTGGGAATCTATATCTGATGGTGTTGTAAAATATAGTTCAGATACAGTTGAAAAAATGGTTTTTATAATCGATGATTTTTATAAAAATCCAGATGAGATACGGGATTGTGCAATAAAATCAAAAACTTATACTGATAAAGAACGTCTTGCTGGTGCTATTGGTAGACGGGTATGGGATGAAGAATTTGAAATAATGAATCAATTAAATATTAATCTTTGTCCAGTTTTTGAACAATTATGTTTATATCCAAAATGGCATATTGAATTTGATAAAGAACATCATTACAATAAATGGCAATATATGAGATTTGTTGTTAATGTTACTAGTAATAAGGAAATTGTTAATTCTGGTAGAGATTGGAAAACTATATGTCATGTTGATGGTCCATATAATAAATGGGCAGCATTAGTATTTTTGAATAAAGAAAATGAGTGTGAAGGTGGTACTAGTTTTTATTCTGTAAGTATTCCAAATTCTGATGGAACTACAAATTCACCAAAATTAGAATATACATGTGATATGAAATATAATAGATGTATCTTGTATGACGCAAATCAAATACATGGTGCAGTGATGGAACCACATATGTTTAAAACATGTGATCGTTTAACTCAAATAATGTTTTTTTAATCTTCTAAATAAAATTGAATCGTGCTATAATTATAGCAATATTAATTACACTGAGGTTGACTGTAAATGAGATCCAAGGCATTTTTTATAAATGGTGGAGCTGGCAGAGTGATTTGCTCCATCCCTGCATTTGAAAAATACGCAGAAACTCATGACGATTTTGTTATAGTTTGTGAAGGGGGAACTGATTTTTATAAAGGACATCCAATTCTGCACAAATATGTTTTTGATAATTGGCATAAAGGTCTATTCGAAAAAGAAATTAAACATAGAGATTGTATAACTCCAGAGCCATATCGATCTTGGCATTATTACAATCAGAAGTGTAATCTTGCTCAAGCATTTGATGTTATCATTAATGAATTGGATGAACCGAGAGAAATTGGTGATCCAACAATTCATTTAAATAAAATGGAACTTCTTGCTGGTTATAATTCTGTGGAAGAAATTAAAGCAGGAACTGGTAAGGATAAAGTTTTAGTTGTACAACCTTTTGGTAGATCTGTTGAACAAGTCGGGGCAGATTTTATTGCAGATCCAACATCTCGTAGTTTTTCTCTCAATAATATTGTAGAAATTATTAACGAACTTAAAAAAGATTATGCAATTATTATTATGAGTGAGATTCATTTTCCTCTTGAAGAAAATGAAGAAAAATCTAAATATCGTGTCGCAAGACCACAAATTACAGATATGAGAATGTGGGCAAGTATTATCAATGCTTCAGATCACTTCCTGGGTTGTGATAGTATGGGGCAACATATTGCTAAAGCATTTGGTAAAACTGCTACTGTTGTTTTGGGATCAACATATCCAGAAAATATTTCATATCCAAATTCAAAGGATTTTAATATTATTGATGCTGGATTAGATAGGAGAAAATATAGCCCTATTCGTATCTCTATTGATGAAGAAATTGATCGATATAATGATGAAGCAATGGAGTTGAATAAGCAAAAAATACAAGAAGTTATTTCTTCTGTTAAAAAAAGTTTAGGTAAATCTGTTGCTTATACTGGAAATTGGAAACCATCTAATGCAGCACAAAGTTCTTGTTGTCCAACTACTCAAAATGCTCTTCCTATGGCACCAGAAATAAAGGCACCCTCTACTCCAGTATTGATGCCAAAAGAAAATAAAGGATTTGGTGGAAAAGAATCATTAGATAAAGAAATTAATAACATTTTAAAAAAACTTAAGTGAGGTATAATAAATGACACAATGGATTGCTGCTATTGCTAGAGGGCATAACTCTGGGGTTTGTCTTCTTAAAGATGGTGAATTAGTTTTATCTATTGAGGAAGAGCGTTTATCTAGGGCAAAATATGATGGTGGACCATTGGCGTCAATGGTTAAAATTCTTGAATATACTGATAAACTTGATTATTTGGTAATCGCACATACACAACCTTTAAGTGACGCTGGAAGAATTGATTTTTCTGGTGATGATATCTATACTGGTCTTGCAAGAAAACTTGGATTAATTGATAGAAATCAAGATAATTATAATCATCCTCAAGTTATAGATTTAAGTAGAAATCATCATAAACTTCATGCTGCATGTGCATTTTATCGTTCTGGATTTGAAAGTGCAGTATCATTAGTTGTTGATGGTGCTGGAACTTTTATTCCAATGCAAATTGGGCGAAATCAAGAAATGACCTGGGAACTTGAATCTATTTTTAGTTGTGAATATCCAGCGTTATTCAAAACTCTTTATAAGCATCAATCTGGAAGAGGTCCTTGGGCATCTGTAAGAATACCCGAAATGCCTAGTGATACTGAAGGTGAAGACGGAACACATGAATTAGTTCTTGATGATAGTGCTGGTATTACAAAAGCATATGAAGCAGCAACACAATATTGTGGTTGGCCTCCCATTGAAGCAGGTAAAACTATGGGATTATTCCCTTATGGAAAACCAAATGATAATATTCCTGCAATTTATACTGATGGTAATGGTGGTAGTTGGAAGACTTCTGATCGAAATGTTATTATTCCAACCTATCCTAACGGTGCATTAGTTAATGAAGGTAGATATGAATTTCTTAGAACACCAGAAGAATTTGATGATCTAACACTTCTTGAGAATCGTCGTGATATGGCATATGCTATTCAAACACAATCACAACAAATGGTTCTTGATTTAATTCGTAAAGCAGTTGAAATGACTGGAAATAATAATGTCGTTATTTCTGGTGGATATGGTCTTAATTGTGTTGCAAACTATTGGTATCTTGAGCAACTTAAAGATGAAAACATTAATCTTTATGTTGAACCAGTAAGTAATGATGCTGGAACTGCAATTGGTGCTGCATTAATATGGCATCATAAAGTCAATGAAGATAATAATGTAAAAGAAAAAATTCAAAATCTTTATACTGGACCTAGTTATAATTACAGTAATCAAGAGATTAATTTAGTCTCGGAAAAATATAATGCGACGGAAGTAACATCTGCATCTTATGAAGATGTTATTGAGTTAATCATGGATAAAAATATTGTCGCAGTATTCCAGGGAAGGTCGGAAGCTGGTCCTAGAGCACTTGGTAATAGATCCATTCTTTATGATCCAAGAGATCCAAATGGTAAAGATCATGTAAATCGTATTAAGAGAAGAGAATACTTTAGACCTTTTGCTGGATCTATTCTTCATGAGCATGTTCATGATTGGTTTGATCTTCGTGGTATGGAAGATTCTCCCTTCATGATGTATGCTGTAAATTGTAAAGAAGGTATAGAAGAAAAAATTCCTGCAATTATTCATGTTGATGGAACTTGTAGAATTCAAACTGTTACTCAAGAACAGAATTTGCATTACTATAATTTAATCAATACCTTCTACGAAAAAACTGGTTGTCCTATTATTTTTAATACATCATTTAATCTTGGTGGAGAACCTCTGGTTGAAACTCTTGATGATGCTGTAAGAACTCTTGCTAATAGTTTAATTGAATATCTGTATTTGCCAGAATACAATACTTTAATTTACGTTAAAAATCAGGAGGATGAATGAAACCACTTCGTAGAATTGTAATAGTTGGGGGAGGAACTTCTGCTTGGTTGACTGCTGCGTTCCTCTTAAACAGAACTAGAAAATATTGTGAGATAGTTGTAATTGATAAAGAACAAGGTCAAACTGTTGGTGTTGGAGAAGCAACTGTTTTAAGTTTTAAACCATTTATGGAGGCATGTGGATTTCCAATTGAATCCTGGTTTAATCAAATAGATGCTACTTTTAAATCTGGAATTTTATTTGCAAATTGGCAAAAAGAAGGGGAAGATATTTGGCACCCATTTGCATTCCCAGCATATGATTGGGCTAATACAAACTTATTGAATATCTGGACTCAATGTAAAGATCTTGATTTTAAATTGAATGCTACAGCATTATATCATCCTTCAGTGGATGAGAATAAAATAGATCCAACAAATCTACCCGCATATGCATACCATATTGATTGTGGTAAATTAGTTAAATTTATCCAAAATAAAATTATGGATAAAATAACTTTTGTTCAATCCGAGGTTGTTGATATTGTTAGAGATAATACTGGCAATGTCCAGTACTTATTGTTAAGTGATGGACAAGAAATAGAATCTGATTTATTTGTTGATTGTACTGGATTTAAGAGATTAATTGGATCCAAACCAGATACTGTAAATCTTCGTGATAGGTTGTTTTGTGATACTGCGGTTGCTGGGCATATTCCATATAATGATATTAAAAATGAAATGAGACCTTATGTAATATGTGATGCAGTTGAGCATGGATGGATTTGGAATATTCCTGTTCAAACCAGAATTGGATCTGGGTTAGTTTTTAATAGATCTATTACAGACCCAGAAGAAGCAAAAGATTATTTTGTTAATTATTGGGATAATAGAGTAGAACGTGAATCACTAAAAGTTATTGATTGGACTCCTTATTATCATAATAACTTTTGGGAAAATAATGTTGTATGTATTGGATTATCTGCTGGATTTATTGAACCATTAGAAAGTACTGGTGTAGCATTAATTTGTGCTGGAGTAATTGGATTGGGAGAAGCACTTAAAGGATCTTCTTATAATATGCAAGACATTAATTTGTATAATTGTAAGATGAAATGTTTCTTTGAGAATGCTGTAGACTTTGTAAATATGCATTATTCTAGATCTCAAAAGAGTGGAAAATTCTGGGAGTGGGTTAAAGAAACTCATCAAATAACTGATACTCAAAAATATTATGAATTTGAACTTGAGCATAATCCATATCAAGTTCCTAATGATGGAGATTTTATGTTTGCTGGTGAAAATTGGAGTGTATGGTTATTTCAATTAATGGATGTAGAAAATATTTTATATAAAAATAATGGATTGTCCGAAATTCAAACGAGACGAATAATTTCAGATTTTCGTAAAAATGAACTAGAAAAGCATAAAAATTCTGTGCTCCATTATAATTATGTTAAAGGTTATTCAACTATGATAAATGACAATAAAAATAATAGATAATTTTTTAGAAAAACAATACTTCAATGAATTAGAAGATACTATACTTGGACCAATGTTTCCTTGGTTTTTTCAAAAAGGTATAGTATCACCGTATGATGGATATTCTCAATTTATTCATCTTTTTTATACTGATTATGAACCAAAAACAAAATATTTTGGATTGATATTTCCCATATTTGAAATTTTAGGTGCATCATCTGTTGTAAGATCTAAAGCTAATTTACTTATAAAAACTGACAATATAATTCAACATGATTTTCATTCGGATCATCCAGATTGCACAACTGCTATTTTATATCTAAATACAAATAACGGAAAAACGATATTTGAGGATGGAACGGAAGTTGAAAGTATTGCCAATCGGTTAATCGTTTTTAATTCTAATCAAAAACATACTGGTACAACTTGTACTGATGAATACAATAGAGTAGTAATTAATTTTAATTATCATGTCTAAAGAAATAACTAAAGTATTTGTAAACGGAACATTTGATCTTTTGCATAAAGGGCATATTGAAATGTTAAATTATGCAAAATCAAAAGGTGATATTTTATATGTTGCCATTGACACTGATCAAAGAGTCAAAGAAAAAAAAGGAGAATCAAGACCAATCAATAGTCAAAATGATAGGGCAGAATTTTTAATTAATTTAAAATCTGTTGATTATGTTGTTTTATTCAATACCGATGAAGAATTGGAATATTTGGTTAAAAGTATAGAACCTGATATAATGGTTGTAGGTTCTGATTGGATTGGTAAAACTGTTATTGGATCTGAACACGCAAAGGAATTAAAATTTTTTAATAGATTAGATGGATACTCAACTACAGGCACAATTGAACGTATTATTAATAGGGGAGAAGTGTGAAGATGAATATCTTTATGGTGATGTAGAACGCATCAGTCCAGAAGCTCCAGTACCAATACTTAAATATACTCACACAGAAATATATTCTGGAATGTCTTCTAATGTTAAAAATAATCTAGAGTCTTTTGGTATAAATGTAGTTCATATAACAAATAAAGAATCTATTAAAAAAACTAGAGTAGTTCATAATGGTAGTAAACAACAACTTCTAAGAATTGATAATGATGTAAAAGTATCTCCGATTAAACCCTCTGAGGTTCGGAGTGCTTTTTTGCATTTTTCATATGATGCAGTTGTTGTATCTGATTATGATAAAGGTCTTCTTACAACTGATGACCTTAAAGTAATTTGTCAAAACTTTAATGGTCCCGTTTTTATTGATACTAAAAAACGAGATTTATTTACTGAAAAGAATGTAATTTTTAAAATAAATCAGAGAGAATATAATAACCTCATATCTTATCCAGAGGATGTACATTTAATTGTTACTATGGGTAGTGATGGAGTTAAATACTTGGGGTATACATATCCATCTGAAAAAGTAAATGTATTTGATGTTGTTGGTGCTGGTGATACCTTCTTAGCAGCATTTGTACACTCTTACTTGACATGTAAAGAAGATAGGTTTAGATTTTCTGAATCTATTAAATATGCAAATAAAGCAGCAGCAATTGCTGTTCAACATTTTGGTACATATACATTATCAGAAGATGATATTAGGAGTTTAAATAATGGCAATATATTGCATTGATATTGATGGTACAATTTGTGAAAATGGAGCATGTAAAGTGTGTGCATATGAAGGAAGTATGCCTCATTTAGAACGAATTGAAAAAATTAATCAACTTTATGAAGATGGGCATACAATAAAATATTTTACCGCTAGGGGAATGGGTAGATACAATGATGATGCTCAAAAGGCGAGGGATAAATTTTATAATTTAACTAAAATGCAATTAGAATTATGGGGATGTAAATACCATGAATTGATAATGGGTAAACCATCAGCAGACTACTATATAGATGATAAAGCAATAAAAGACAATGATTTCTTCAATTGAATTTGTTCCTAAAGGATGGGGATTTGAAAAGTGGATCGTTAATAATGAACAATATTGTGGTAAACTTCTTTATTTTGTAAAGGGTAGAAAATGTTCTTGGCATTATCATAAGATAAAAGACGAAACATTTTATGTTCAATCTGGATTGTTAATACTTCATTATGGGTATGATGATGATATTAATCTAGCACAAAAAAGAACACTTAAAAAAGGAGAAAAATTTCACGTCCCAGTTGGACTTAGACATAGAATGTATGCCCTAGAAGATACTGAATTATTTGAATTTTCTACTCAACATTTTGAAGAAGATAGTATTAGAATTATTAAGGGGGACTAATGGAACTGCAAGACTTGATTGTAGAATATCCTAATTTTATATCTGATGAATGTGCGGATAAAATACGTTCCTGGTTTTTAGAAAATGAACATCTTCATATAGATGGATCTGTGTCTGGATATGGAGAGTCTGGGTATCAAAATTATGTTAGATTGGATGTTAAAAAGGCAAAACAATCTAATCCACCACCAGATCACGAAATATCACATTTAATGACACAAATTATTTGTGATGTATATACTAATTACAGTAACATAAGACCTTCAGTAACAATGGATTATGTTTGCATTAAAGACTATTCTGTAAGAGTCTATGAAAAAAATAATGGGTATTTTGATTGTCATATTGATCAAGGTCCTGGTGGTAATGTAACTAGAACGTTTGCGGTAATAATATATTTAAATGATGTGGTGGAAGGTGGGGAGACAGAATTTCCACATTATGATATAAAAGTTAAACCAGAAAAAGGTAAAGTTTTAATATTTCCTTGTAACTATTTGTTTCCTCATAGTGGAAACACTCCAATATCTGGAGAAAAATATATTGCCACTGCTTTTATTAACTACAAAGAATTTTCATGTTAGAATATAATATAACTAAACCTTTTGGTCCTATCATTTTTGAATGTTTTTGCCCACAAAATGTGGTGGATAATTTTAATAATTTCATTGATAATATGGATCAAGAAACAAAAGAACTATGTTCCTCTAAGCATAGTAAAGTTCAAGGATTTCCTGATCTATTATCAAGAGGATTTGAGATTGTATATTTGACAAGTGATCAATTAGATACTATTGGATTTTCATCTTTTATTGCTAATGCTTCTGAAGAATATATGAAAGTTCATGGTGTGAATAGTGCGGATATATATTTTAACAATTCACATTTTTCAGAGTTATTTGTTGATGTTTGGGTTAATAGATATTTTCAAAATGACTATACACCACCACATGATCATGCTGGACATATATCTGGAATAACGATATTGGATTTACCAGAAGATTCGGATTGGTATGATTTACATAATTTGGAATTTATTTGGAATAATGAGCATCATAGACCTGAGCAGAAAATAGGAAAAACTTTTTTGTTTCCCAGTAACCTTATGCATTGGGTTACTAAACAAAAAAGTCTTTTAGAAAGAAGGACTATTAGTTTTAATTTACTTGTAAATACTCAGCAACAGACTTGAAGTTATAATTTTTTAACCAACTCATATCTGCACAAGTATAAGTTTGATATTTACCAACTAAATGATCTGGGAAGGGAATGGTATTAATTTTACCATTCTCTTTTTTTGCAACTAATTCTGCAACCTCTTGGAATGAAATTGGATTTCCTGTGCCAATGTCATAAATTCCACTTGGTGCATCATTGTTTAAAACAATATCAACAATATCATCAACACAAACAAAGTCACGAAGAAATTTGTCTGATCCTTCAAATAAATTAAGTTCTCCAGTTTCTCTAATTTCTTTGGTGAATTTACTAACTGGACTTGCTTGATTTCCTTTATGATCTTCTCCATCACCGTACACATTAAAATAACGGAATCCCTGAATCAATTGGAATTGGTCTAAGTTATCTAATACACAATAATCAATTTGAAGTTTTGAAATTGCGTATTGATTTAATGGATTAATCTGCCCATTAGTGTTTCCGTATACTGATGCTGAAGATGCATATTTTACTGGAATTTTATATTCGATTGCTTTATTAAATAAGGCACAAGAAAATGCTACATTATAATGCCATAATTTTTGTAGATTTTTTTCTGTGGTCGATGATATTGCACCTTGATGTATGATAAGACTTACTTTGTCCCAATCTTCAAATTCTCTTAATAATCTCCAAGAATCTTCTTGATCTATTAATAGTATGTCTTCATTTGTACTGATTTTATTTACAAAATGTTGACCAATAAAACCAGATGATCCTGTAAGTATAATCATAATTCTCCTATTATAATAAATAATAACATAAAAAAGACTAAAAGTATATCAATGTCCTTTGGATCTCTAGCCTCATATTCTACAATAAATAACTTCCCACAAATATTATATACTTCGCCATCTTCAAATTTTTCTGAAGGTAGTGTATATGTGGTTAATATGAATTCTTTCCCCGTTAAAATTAGAGTTGCGGTTTTGGGGAGCAATGATATAAGTGATTTACTAATTTCAGATTACATTATATATAACCATACAATTCCAACTGGAGAAAAATTTGTCTCCGATAAAATATTTTTAAAAGATGGTGAGTCTGTAGTTGTTAGAGCAGATTTGCCTAATGTTAAATTTACTTTCCGTGGTAGCGAAGTTGGGTTATCAACTTCAACTTGTGGAATTTTATCTGCCTTTAGTCCAGTAACTAATGTTAAAATTGGTGCTGGACAAACGGTATTCAATATTCCAGTATCTATACTTGAAACAGATGCTAATTTATACATAACTAACACCTCACCAGATTATGTTGAGGTTAGTGTTGGTATTGGTACAACCATTGGCTCAAACCATTATTTGGTATATAATGAGAGAGTTGATCCTGGAAATTATTTTTGTCAGAACGACATTAAATTGGGTGCTGGAGAAATTATTTTTGCGAAGGCTACATCAACAGATATAAATATAGTCGCTTTAGGAAAAACTACAAACAGATAATGATGAAATTTACAGTTTACTCTAAGTATGGTTGTCCATATTGTACCAAAGTTGAAGAAGTTTTAAAATTGGCAAATATTGAACATAAGGTTTATAAATTAGATGATGATTTTACCCGAAATCAATTCTATGCAGAATTTGGTGAAGGTGCCACATTTCCACAAGTATTGCTAAATGATCAACAACATCTTGGTGGATGCACTGAAACAGTGAAGTATTTGAAAGAACAAAATTTAGTGTAAGTCGAATAAAAAATTGTAAATATATTTTTCAGCAAATTCTTTATTATAATGTGCTTTTAAAATTCCATAAGCTGGATCTGTAGAAGACAGATGGTAATCATATCCCTTTTGATAAAGGTATGATACTTCTGTCTTTTTTGAATTTTCTATGCATTTTTTATATTGAGATATATATTGCGTAAATTGCTCTATGTATTCTTTATAAAAACAACTATCGGAACTTTTAATCCATAATTTTTTTGAGAAGTATTTGTTTAAATCATATATTTTAGATTGTTCCTTTTTCCTATCTCCAAAATCTGATAGGTAAGAATCAATATATTTTGAATTGTATTCTGGATCTGATTTTAGTGGGTGAAAGTCTATAGTTCCAAAATATTTTTTACTTGAAGTTCCCAAATATTCAGTACCAAGAATTGGAAACTCGTAGTTAAAGTCTGGATACAATACTAAAGACTCTGCAAAAAATTTATTTTTTATATTTAATTCACACAACCTTATCCTTCTTAATTTATCTGTCTTCCAAATGTATGAGGTTATAGTAGATTCATTTTCTGTAATGTGGTTGCTTAACCATGGGGGTAAATCTACTGATTCTAAATTATTGAATGTGCCTAGTAAGATATCTTTTAAACTCATGCACTTATAATATAAATTATTATAACAATATTTATTTGTTACTTTTATGAGAATTTTATCAATTTTTGATGGTCACGATGCGTCAGCAACTGTTTTAAATAATGGTGTTGTTGAGTATTATTTAAAAGAAGAAAGATTCTCTAAAGTAAAAAAGGATAAGAGGACTGACAATATATTTAAAATTTGCTTAGAAAATTTTGTAGATAAGTGTGACTATTTTATTTTTAAAACTAATGATACTAATGAAGTAAAGGATAATAAAAATAAAATAATTCAGCAAAAGAATAAAAATATAGTGATGATAAATTCAAATACTCATCATCACTTATATCATGCATCAATTGCTTTTTATAATAGTGGATTTGAAAAAAGTATAGTAATAGTAGTAGATTCTTCTGGTGCAATATTAAAAGATATGCATGAATGTGAATCTGTTTATATTTTGGAATATCCAGATAAAATAACACCAATTTATAAAAATCATCATAGTTCTAACCCACAAAACTTAGATAAAATTATTGATGGATGTCAATACATTTGTAAATCACAGTATGGAATAGGAAATTTGTATGATGGAGTGTCTATGATTATGGGACAAACCATTGATGATTGTGGTAAGGCAATGGGTTTGTCATCATATGGAAATAGAATTCCTGATTTTATTAATTTTTTTGATAAGGCAATTGATGAACCAATAGTAGCATTAGATAATGTGGAAGAAAAATTATTTTTCAATTTAATTGATAATGGAAAAAATGTAAAAATTACAGAAGATAATTATCAGTTTTATGCAGATTATTGTTTTGAGGTTCAAGTTCAAACGCAAGAAGCTATTTGTAAATTAGTAAAAAATTCTATTGAAAAAACTGGTATAAAAAATGTTTGTATAAGTGGTGGATATGGAATGAATATAATATCCAATCATTTATTGACTAAAAAATTTCCTGATATTGATTTTTATTTTGAACCTCTTTGTGATGATGGTGGAATATCTATAGGTGCAGCAATGTATGCATATAGAAAGATGACTAAAGATTCAAAAATAATTCCAATAGAAAATACTTTTGTTCATGGTTTTAATTATGATATATCAAAATATAAAGGAGATAAAATTGAAATAAAACAACTTGCTGAAATCCTATACGATAATAAATCTGTTGCAATATATAATAATCTTGCTGAATCTGGGCAAAGGGCATTGGGTAATAGATCTATATTATTCAATGCGTTAAATCTTAATGCAAAAGAAATAGTTAATGGTATTAAAAAAAGAGAATGGTATAGACCTTTTGCTGCTATAGTTTTAGAAGAAGACGCGAATCAATATTTTGATATGGGAAATTTAAAATCAAATCCTTTTATGACAGTTTGCTTTCCAGTAAAAACTGATATAATTCCAGGTGTAACGCATGTAGATAAAACTTGCAGAGTCCAAACGGTTAATAGTGGACACCTAAAAGAACTTCTGCTAGAATTTAAAAAAATTAGCGGGCATGGAATTCTTTTGAATACAAGTTTTAATCTTGCTGGGGAACCATTAGTAGAAACACCTGAAGATGCATTTAAAACTTTAAATAACTCATCCTTGGATTTTCTTTGGTTTTGTCAATCAAAACAGTTGTTTAATTCTTAACATTAATATATAATTTAATTTGGGAGAACATGAACTTAATGACCACCAATCTTTTCGATGTTTATCATGATGTTGAAAAGGCTATTGATCTTGCTTTTGATGGAAAATTTGTTTTAAAATTTTATGATTATTTAAAAATTAATAGTGCAAAAAGATGTCAAGTTGAGTCTTTTATTGAAAGTAATACTGCTACTAATATCAATAGTATTATTTTAGATTTGGATGATTATCTTGAAGGTGGACAAGACGATGTGCATAAGCAACTACGTGAAGCATATGGGCATATACCCAAACCACAAGCAAGAAAGATTAGAAATTACCTTTACGGCATTTTAGAAGATGCTTGGAGATATAGTAATGATAGGAGACCAGGAAGAAGAAAAAAGCAAACTAAATAATCAAGAGCCCGATATTAATCGGGGATTTGAGTTAATGTTAAGACAGAATAATAGGAGGGAAAATTCATTAACGCCAAAAACATTTGAGATAATGTTTGGTAAAATGGTTTCTCTCTTCAAACGAGAGTTCCATATTCAGTTCCAGTTTATCTTTGATGTAAGAAAGATTTAACTCTCGGGAGAAAAAAAATGTTAGCAGTAGCTCTTACTTTAGGAACATTAATTTCTATTATGTTCTTTTTTGTTGGTGTATTATGTGGGTGGATGGTCAAACAATATTTAATTGAAAGAAATTATACCGCGTATACACATCCCGAAATGTTTGATGAAAACGGTAACGTAATTCCAGACGAAATTTTAGCAGTACGATTTGAAAATGACTATGACTACAACGAAGACGAAGAAGACGACTGAAAAGACTAATAAAATTACAATTACAGAACTTCAACCTAATGCTTTTCAGTTTGAAATTTTAGAACTAGTATCAAAACAAAGATCAAATATTAACAAGGTTGAAGTTCTTAAAAAATATAGAAATGATGCTTTAGTATCAATTCTAATTTGGAATTTTGATGAATCTATTATTTCACTTTTACCACAAGGTGATGTTCCATATTCTCGTGTAGAAGAGCAGTCATCTTTTAATGATACTTTATCTGCTTCTTTATCTAAGGCAAATAAAGTTGAAGGTCTTAGTAGAGCTGATGAGTTTATTAGAGAAAGGCACACTTCTATTCGCAATGAATTTGAAAATTTTTATAATTATCTTCAAGGTGGAAATCCAGGACTTAGTTCTCTGCGTAGAGAAACTATGTTCATTCAAATGTTAGAAGGTCTTCATCCTCTTGAAGCAGAAATTATGTGTCTGGTTAAGGATAAAAGATTAACAGATAAGTATAAAATTAGTCTTGATAATATTAAGGAAGCATATCCCGATATTGTTTGGGGAGGTCGCTCTTAATGTGTAAAATTATTCATGAAAATTGTGATGCATCAATGGCAGAGGACAAAACTTTGCCATCTAATTCTTATCTTGTTAACTATTATAACGAAGATAATCTTAGATACGATATTGTTATTTGTAATAAAAGATCCGATATTTTCGATATGTATTGGGACAAATATAGGGAAGGACTACAATCTATAAAATGGACTGATGGTAGAGTCAATCCAAAACTTTGGGGTATAGCACCTAAGGAGGCAAAAAAGAAAAAATGACAACAGGATTTGGTGAATCTACAAATAAAAAAGGTAAAGCAACAGTAATAGTTGATGATGATGAAGTTAAAAAATTAATAAAAGAATATAAAAAAATAAAGAAATATATGAAGTCTTCATTATATAAAATTATGACACTTGATGGAACTGAAAAAAAAGTGTCTAATTTATTAGAAGAATATGGTGAAGATGATATTGCCTGAGTGGAAAGAAAAAATATTTAATTTAGATTGGAAAAAATATAATGATACTTTGTATAACTCAGTATCATTTAATTATTTTCCTAAAGAACAATTAGATATTGATCTTATTGGTGAAACTGATGTTTTTTATAAATCTGATGTTTTTAAGATAGTATATGTTCCAATATATAAAAATGCATCTACATCAATAAAAAATTCTTTAAATTTTGAACCAGTTTATATTAAACCAAAAAAAGAAAAAGTATTTGATATTGATATACCAGAACAATATAGAGATTATAAATTTTTTACAATTATTAGAGATCCAAAAAGCAGATGGATTTCTGGGATTAATGAATTTATAAACATATATCAAGATCTCGGTGTAGATTTTGATGGAGATATAAAAGGATCAAGAAAAAAATTTTTACTTGAATTAAAGAATAATAAGTTTATATTTGATGGTCATACTAGACCGCAGTTATCAAGTATAGATTTTTGTTTTAAATATGATATTGATCTGACACTCATTAAAATGGATGAAAGATTGGAAGAAAAAATATCAACATTTATCAAAGATCCTATTAAATTGAGACATGATAATCCTATAGAAAAATATAAATTTAAGTTAGAAAATTATAATTTTTGTTATCAGATATTAAATCGATATTGTATGAAAAATACTTCTTTCTTAGATTTGTATTCACTGGATTTTTATCTTTATAATAACTCTTTTTAAACAAATCTAAATATAAAATAATCTTTTTTTTGTTTGGAATGGGTAAGCATTATCTCCTCAATTTATATGGTTGTTCTTTTTCTTTATTAAACGATTTAGAATTTCTAATAGACCTTTTAGAAAATGCTGCGTATGCTAGTGGGGCTACAGTATTGGAAACTGTATATAAAAAGTTTGATCCTCAAGGGGTAACTGTGTTGTGTTTATTATCAGAAAGTCATATTAGCATTCATACATGGCCAGAAGAAGGTAAGGCTGCATGTGATGTTTATACCTGCGGTTCTTCTAATCCCAAAATAGGATGTGATATTATAATTGAACAATTAAAATCTGAAAATCATACATTAAGTTATATTGAAAGATGAAGATTGATACGATTATTATAGATAATTTTTTAGATAATCCCGACCTAGTAAGAAATTCTGTATTAAAAATTCCATTTAAACATTCTGGTACATTTCCTGGATTTAGGAGTGATGCTGCAGATAAAGAATATCAAAAAATGGTTGAAGTTAAATTGACACAAATATTAGGCACAAGTAATATTAAATTTAGAAAAGATAGAGATTGTTTTAGATTTCAATTATGTCTTCAAGATGCTGGCACTTGGATACATAAAGATGACACTGAATGGGCAGGAGTTTTATATTTAACACCAGATGCTGATATAAATTCTGGTACGGGAATATTTGACGAGAATCAAAATTTAGTTACTGTAATAGGTAATGTTTATAATAGATTGGTATTGTATAGAGGAGATTTATTTCATAGAAGTTTGATTTCTGGATTTGGTGATGATGTAGATACTGGAAGACTCACCCAAGTATTCTTTTTTGATTTGTATTAAATTACTCTATTATATAAATGAAAGAAATAAATAAAAAAAATCTTTATACCGTTACTCCAAAAAGATTATTTACCTTTGGGTGTAGTTTTACTAAGTATGCTTTGGCAACATGGGCTAATATACTTGGATTTGAATTAAATAAAACTGTTGGTTGTGAATTTTATAATTTTGGTAAATGTGCATCTGGTAATGCATATATATCAAATATTATTTCGCAAGCAGATCAGTACTATAATTTTAATTTTGATGATCTTGTAATTGTTTGTTGGACAAGCATTACAAGAGAAGATAGATGGATAACTAATAAATGGGATTGTCCTGGTAACATATATTCACCAAATACAACATATGATAAAATTATTGTTAAAAAAATAGCAGATAATATTCATTTTTTGATGAGAGATTTGTCAAATATAAAACTGGTGGATTCTTTATTAAAACATAAAACACAGTATCATTTTCTCTCGATAAAAAATCTATGTGATAGTAAATTACATGTTGATGTTAATTCTTTTAATAAATTAAAAAAAAATTATCAAAGTATAATTGATAAAATATATCCTAGTTATTATGAAGTTTTATGGGAAAATGATCTCAGAATAAAAAATATTAATGATAAACAAATTATACATAAGAATTATAAAGAAGGTCATCCATTGCCATTAGAGCATTTATATTATTTGCATAATATATTTGATTATAATTTTTCAAATGATACTAAACTTATTGTGAAAAAAATTAATAATGAGTATAAAAATTTAATTTTAGATTTATATTCTAATCAACATGAAGAGTGTCATCCAGCAGATCTTCCTAAAGAAAAACAAAAAAAATTTTATTTAGAATGTGAAAAGTTTTTTATATATAAGTCCAAAACGTTATCTGATCTAATAATTGTATAATATTTTACAAAAGAACTTGACTATATAAGTCAATGGGTATATAGTGTGCCCACGTTCATTCGCTATTTGCGAATAGCGAACGGAAGTAAGCCGACTCGGAACGGATCGTTCATCTATGGAAGCACTCATCCTTACTTGCTTGCAAGCACAACTGATTTCCACCCGAGTTTACAAAGCAGAGATGCCGAAACAAACTCGTAACGATCTTATTTGGGAGGTTAAACAAATCTCCCCAAAAGAGTGTAAAGTAGACGCAAAAGCCGACTGAAGGAACGCTCTTTAGCCTCAAAATTAAGGAGAAACCTAATGTCTAAAGTCGTATATCGTGGTGTTGAATATGACACCAATGATCGTCCAAATCAAACTTTGAAAAGAGAACCTCATGTAGAAATCTATCGTGGAGCAATGTTCTGGGTAGATGAAAATGGAAACAAATTCTCCATGGAAAAGGTACAGGGAGGTAAAGCAAAATGAATACTTACTTCGTTCGCTATCTTAAGAAAAAAGCAAAGAAGGAAAAACTTCTCAAAGATGCACAATTAAATATGGCAAAACAACCACAGATTGCATAATTTTTAAAGGAGGATTGACATCCTCCTTTTTTTTATGTAAAATGAAAAAAAGATTTGAATCTTTATGGACAAAGAAAGAATAAAATTAATCATTAGTAATATGGAATTATTAATTGATTCATTGAAGAAAGAAGTTCTTTTGGAAGATGTAGTTGAAGAACAACAATTTTCTTCATCAGTGTTTGGTGATTATGATGAAGTATTTGAAGAATATGATGATTGATTTTATTACTTGGTAAATATTAATACAAAAAATTTTTAAATTTATGAAACCTATTAAAGCAAAAGATTTACTCGAACTTGATAAAAGACTTGAAGTTGTAAAACTTCAAGGATATCCCATTCCTGAACAGGTAATATGGCAAGCAGGAAAAGGTGATTACTCGGAAGTTCCAATTCATAACGTAAAAGTTCCCAGTCAGCAAGAGTGTGGGGAATGGATTGTTGAACAACTTCTTGCGAATGAGCGTGGGCATTGGGGTCCTCTAGAGCATCCTCAAATTACATTCTCTTGTTCTGGTTTTGTTCATAACGTAATTGTTCAAGCAAGAACTCACCGAATTGGAACTACTTGGGATGTTCAATCGCAACGTTATACTGGTAAGCGTGTAGTTAAAGTTGCCAAGCGTGAACTTGATGTTGAAGAAGTCTTCTACGTTCGCCCTGAGGGGTTCTATACTAATCGTAAAGGTAAGAAGTATGAATGGACTGCTGAGAACCGTCAACGCAAACTGGGGCGTATTCTGAGTGAGTGTGAAGAGTATGCTGAGTATTATGATCAGGGAATGTGTGAAGAGCATATTCGTGATTATCTTCCCCAAGCAATTCGTCAGAACTTTGTAGTATCTTTTAATTTACGTTCTGTACTTCACTTTATGGATCTTCGTTCAAAACTTGATGCTCAACTTGAAATTCAAGCACTATGCGATGCATTTGCACCAGAACTTCAAAAATGGTCTCCAAGTGTTTGGCAATATTATGAAGAAAAGCGTTTACACAAAGCAAGATTGTCACCCTGAGGAACTATGAAAACCTGGTGTTTAAAAGACCATTTAACTGGTCATATATTTAAAGTCATTTTTAGTGAAGATGAATTGAAAGAATATTTGAATAAAAATCCAGATATTTCTGAATGTATAGACTGTATTGAATGTGATGATGCTTCTACTATATTGATCGAATAAAATTAAAATAAATATTACTGTAAATTAATGTAACTTATGGCGATTTATCCTATCATTAATAACGAGACTGGGGAAAAAAAGATCATTGAGATGAGTGTACATGACATTACTCAATGGTATAAAGATAATCCAGAATGGACTAGAGATTGGTCTAAAGGATGTGCATCTTTTGGAGAAGTTGGAGAATGGAAAGATCAACTTATTAAAAAACATCCTGGATGGAATGAAGTCCTAGAAAAAGCATCTAAAGCACCCAAGTCCCTTGTTAAGAAAATCTAATGGCAAGAAGAAGAAGAACTGATGAGCATCAACCAATAGGTGTTGGTATGACTGCAAAACAAATGAAAAGAAAAAAACCTGTTAATACGGAATTACTTTTAGATATTGATCCTTTAACAGAGAATCAAAAAAAATTATTCTCTTCATATAGTGAAAGTAAAAATCTTGTGGCATATGGTGCTGCTGGAACTGGTAAAACATTTATCACTTTGTATAATGCATTGAAAGATGTTTTAAAAGAACATTCTCCTTATGAAAAGATATACATCGTTCGTTCATTAGTTGCTACCAGAGAAATTGGATTTCTTCCTGGAGATCATGAAGATAAATCTTCTCTGTATCAAATTCCTTATAAGAACATGGTTAAATACATGTTCCAACTTCCAAGTGATACTGAATTTGAGATGTTATATGGCAACTTAAAGACACAAGGAACTATAAGTTTTTGGTCAACATCATTTCTTCGAGGAACTACATTAGATAATGCCATTATTATAGTTGATGAATTTCAAAACTTGAATTTTCATGAACTTGATAGTATAATTACTCGTGTTGGTGAAAATACAAAAATTTGTTTTTGTGGAGATGCGACTCAATCGGATCTTGTAAAAACAAATGAGCGTAATGGTATTATTGATTTTATGAAGATTTTACGAGTAATGCCTTCTTTTGACATCATTGAATTTGGTGTAGAGGATATTGTTCGTTCAGGTCTGTGTAAAGAATATATTATTGCAAAAACTGAGTTAGGATTTTAATGTTTAAACATATTGAATTGGATCTCCCCAAATTAGAACGGGAGAATATAGATGGTGTTCGTTATTATAAAATACCTGATGGAAATGAACTTTTAAAATTATTTTCTATCACTTCAGTTACCAGTCATAAAAATCGCCAGTTCTTTGCTAACTGGCGTAAAAAAATTGGTGAAGAAAAGGCGGATAAAATTACTAAGCAGGCAACCAGTCGCGGGACTGATATGCACACTTTAGTTGAACATTATTTGATTAACGATCAAGAACTTCCTAAAGTTCAACCTTTATCTGATTTCTTATTTAAAATTGCTAAACCAGAATTAAATAAGATAAATAATATTCATGCTCTAGAGTCTTCTCTTTACAGTAAAGTATTAGGTGTTGCGGGAACAGTAGATTGTATTGCTGAATTTAATGGAGAATTGGCAATAATTGATTTTAAAACCTCAAAAAAACCTAAACCTAGAGAATGGATTGAACACTATTTTGTTCAATGTGTAGCATATGCATGTATGCTTTATGAGTTAACTGGAATTACCGTTAAAAAATTGGTAATCATTATGTCTTGTGAAAATGGAGAATGTGTTGTTTATGAAGAATACGACAAAGAAAAATACATCAAACTACTCATACAGTATATTAGAGAGTTTGTTCAATACAAATTGGGAACATATGAAACCTGATAAACAAACAAAAAGTAATTTAGAACAAAAAGAATTTGAAAAAGTATTAGAAAATAAGTTTTTCTGTCCTACTAAATTCGCACAAGAAATTGAAGCATTAGTTCATCATAATAATGATATGAATTATATTGATGCTATTATTCATTTTTGTGATAAAAATAGTATTGATTTAGAATCTGTTCCTAAACTTATATCTAAACCATTAAAAGAAAAAATTAAGTATGATGCAATGGAACTTAATTTCTTAAAAAGAACTTCCAGGGCTAAGTTAATTTTTTAATTTTTAATTTATATTATGACACCTTTTGATGTTTATAAAACATATCTTGCTTTAAAAAATCACTTTACTAAAGATAGTTACGACTATCATAAGTATTGTGGTAAAAGTAGAGCTACGCTACAATCCTTCTATAAAAGGAAGGATAGATATTGGTTTGAAAAATTATCTAGACAAAAGAGTGATCAGGAAGTTATAAATTTTTTTGTTGCCAATTTTGTTTCTTGTGATGATCCTCAATCGTTATGGATTGGAGAAATAATTAGAGAAGGTGAAACTAGATACGTTGATTGGGAAAAAAAGAAACAATCCCTTTCATATCATTTTAAAGAACAGGTAAGTAATATATTTAATAAAAATAATTTTGATGAGATGTTTTTTGTAGAAGGATCATCTCATCCACAAATATTAAAGCAACATTTGCAAAATAATATCTCCTTAGAAACTTTTATTATACTTGATAAAATTTTTGGATTTGTAAAAGTTTTTGATAAGAAATTAAATGATCCTGTGTGGAAATTTATATCTGCTAGGATAAAAAAATATTCTTCGTTTCTAAATATTGATATATTTAAGTATAGAAAAATTTTAAAGGAGTGTGTATTATGAGTTTTTTTGAATCAGATGTAGTTCGTGCAGAGATGGTAGAAATTTCTGAACTACAAGAAGATCTTTATAATAGTGTTTTTAAATTTTACCAAATGGATCATAAAGGTAAAATGCAACATGTTGATTTACTTCAAAGGTTATTGGATAAACAAAAAGTCTTATATACCAGATTATCTTTATCTGATGATCCAGAAGCAAAAAAGATGAAAGAAAATATATCAAAGTCTGCTGTTATGATGGGACTACCAGCAAATGTTGATATGAATGTGATCTTCACTAATATGCAAACTTTGATTGAAAAAATGAAAGAACAAATTGGTAAATTTGAAAACACTTGACATGGACGGGCATCTGCAATATATTGGTTTAGTGCCCACCGCAGATGCCCTAACGGGCACCCAAAGGCCAAATCTAACTTAATCTGAGGTAATCTAATGTCTTTTTCTGATCTTAAAAAACAATCTTCTCTTGGTTCTCTTACACAAAAACTTGTTAAAGAGATGGAGAAGATGAATACATCTTCTAATGGTGCTGATGATCGTCTCTGGAAACCAGAGATGGATAAGACTGGTAATGGGTACGCAGTTGTTCGATTCCTACCTTCTCCTGAAAGTGAAGATCTTCCGTGGGTAAAAATGTATGCCCATGGATTTCAAGGTCCTGGTGGATGGTATATTGAAAACTCGCTCACTACTATTGGACAAAAGGATCCAGTTTCTGAATACAATCGTGAATTGTGGAACAGTGGTAGTGACAAAGATAAAGAAACTGTTCGTAAGCAAAAGCGTAAACTATCTTACTACTCTAACATTTACGTAGTTAAGGATCCTGCAAATCCCGCCAATGAAGGTAAAGTATTTCTCTTCAAGTATGGTAAAAAAATCTTTGATAAGATTATGGCAGCAATGCAACCTGAATTTGAAGATGAGACCCCTATCAACCCCTTTGATTTTTGGCAAGGTGCAAACTTTAAGTTGAAAATCCGTAAGGTTGATGGTTACTGGAACTATGATAAGTCTGAGTTTGATCGCCCAGAACCTCTTCTGAATGATGATGAAGCAATGGAAGCAATTTGGAAAAAGGAATATTCCCTTAATCAATTGATTGCTCCGACCGAATTTAAAACATACGAAGAACTTGAAAAGCGTCTTAAGTATGTCCTTGGTCAAAAATCTGCTGCTCAACGTCCTGTTGATGAAGAGGTTGATGATGAAGACAACTCTCGCGGTTCTTATACTCCTAACTTTGAATCTCGTCGTCAGACTTCCGAACTTCCCGAAGACCTTAGTTCTCAACTAAGTTCTCTTTCTTCTAGTTCTTCTAGTTCTTCTAGTTCATCTTACGGTGAAGATGAGGATGATGATGCTATGAGTTACTTTCAAAAACTTGCAGAAAGTTGATTAATCGTAATATCTAGGGTTATCACCTCTCTTAAGGGTTCTGGACAAATATTGTTCAGAACCTTTTTTATATGTCATGATATTTTCAATATCGTCAAATACTATACTTAAATAATCTGATTTTAAAACATAGATTGATCTTTTTTTCTCTTCTAACTCTATCTCATAATCATAGTTTGTTACTGGTTTTGATACTTTATCACCTTCAATTTCTATAACTTTTTGTTCCTTTCTATCATAATATTGAACTCCGTCTGATATTTTTCTGTACCAGTTAAATCCATTATACTTCCATATTTGACCATTAATTTCAAATAATTCATCTACTTGTGGTTCGTATATATTTCCAGGAGGACTAATTGTTACTTGTGGTGCTGTTTCATATCCTCTTCCAGTATTTGTAAGTATTAAATCAATGATTACCCCATCTTCAACTAGTGCTCTTCCAGAAGCTGGAATTGGATCTAATGGTGCTTGTATTGTGACTTGAGGTGGTTGTCTATAATTATATCCTGGATCCGTAATTACTATTTGATTTACCTTTCCATCCGCATAAAGGGCATATCCTTGAGTTGTTCTTGCTGGAATTGGTGGTTGTATTGAAATTGTTGGTGGTTCAGAATATCCTCCACCTGGATTGGTTAGTACAAAACTACCTATATTTTCTCCACTTAGTGTTACATATCCTCTTGCTTGTAAGTCAATATTATATCCATATGCTTTTCTAGTTGAAGATCCAGAAATTATTAATCTAGTTCTTGCAGAATTTATAAAAACATCTTGAGGTAATGTATCTTTTGAAGAAAAATCTAAACTTGTTACTAGAGATGCAGTTCTAATATCCCAAGCAGTAGTTAAAGAAAATGCATATACTGTATTTGAACCACCAACAAATAAATCTTTACCAGTATCATTAAAATTGAATCCTAAAATATTAAAATCATTGGTTATTGCTGATATATTTAATGATGATACTTGTATCGGTGATAATGTCGTAATATCCCATGCAACAGATAATGAATATTTTCTAATTGTATCTGGAGATTCTCCATCTAGAATAAACAGAGATCTTCCATTATCTTGGAATCTTACACCAGCTGGGGTTGATACTGATACGCTGGATTTATAAATTACAGATGTTAATAACCAAGGATTTCCTAAAGTATATTGGGCAATTTTATATCCACTTGATGTTAGTCCAGAAACATACATTCTTGTTCCATCTGGACTAAATTCTACACCAGTTGCATATGTAAATGCT